AGCGAGTGCCATAGACCTCATATGTTTTAAACTATGATGTCTTGCGTGTGATCTCATAGTTTTTTGTTGTCTTGGTTTAAGGTCTTTAATAATATTTTTTATAGATGCTACTTTAACCATTATTTTTTCTTTTTACCTTTTTTTTTCTTCTTCTTCTTTTTTTTCTTTCCGTGTCCTGTATGATAAGGCATAATTATTTCCTTTTTTTAGTTTTCTTCTTTTTCTTCATAATCGCCATTTGCAAACCTTTAGGCAATTTTTTTTGTTTCTTAGTTAGTTTCATATTTTCTCCTATTAGTTTTGTAGTTTTCCATCTGACCATTTAGCATCAGGTAATCCATTTATATATTTTTTTCCGTCAAAAGTTAAGATTTGTTTTCTATTACTTCCCTCTTTAAAACTACAATGAATCCAACCAGCGTTAGGGTCATCATCTTTCCAATATTCTAAAATAAGTTGGTCAAAGTCGCAGTTATTAGAAATCCATAAAGCTACTTTTAAATTTGATATACCAGCTATTTCAAAGTCTGCCGCTTCACCTTTTGTATGTTGGCTCGTTTTTTTGCTATTTATTGCTACACACAATTCTTCAGACCTATATCCTGATGTGATTGTAATTGGTTTATCAAACTTTACTCTTACAGGTTCTAATACTCCATAACAAAGATCAGTAAGATTTTTTATTTCTCCTGAACCAGCTTTATTCTCAATACCCTTACGAGTAGCTGTCATTGACTTTTCAAATTCTTCCAACTTAAAGTGTTTGCTTAATTGCATATTAAACTCCTATTTAATTAGTTATTCCGATTATCCATAATGTTAAAAAAATATAACAAATAATTTCCATTATCTTGCTGTTGCTGGAACACCATTTGATGATACGATACTTGATTCTGCAAAGCACATATAGATGTATGAACCACTACTGTTATTAAAACCACCATTAGTGCTTCTTAATTTAAAACCATTAGAAAGAATATCTATTGCATCTTCAGTTGTAAGTTCTGCATTATTTAAATTAGCAAATAATTTATCATTACCTGATATATTGTAACCAATTCTTTTGCTGTCCCACATATTCCAATCTTCAGTACCTGAGTCATATCTTTTAATCATAATCCAACCAGGTCTAAAACCTGTGTAAATAAAAGCGCCATCAGCATTTGAATTTCCTGTATATGAACCAAACTTGCTAAATCCTTTTTTCTCTGCAAAGCAGTAAGCAACATAAGTTTTACTACCACTACCATTTACTTGGTCAGAACCATCTACCGAAAATACAGAAGATGTTGGTGTTGTAGATTGCCATTCACTTCTTGATGTTTCTACTGCATTAGTTAAATTTAATAAAAGTCTTGAAGTATTACCAAGATTAGAATTATACATACACCAATGTTCTCCATTTGATGTACTTTTTACTAATACAATATTTGGAACAACACCTAAACCATGTCCTACTGTAGCATTTGCACCTGTGCCTGTATAAGTAGATATTGAAAATCCTGATGTAGTTGAAGCTGATGTGTATGTTGTGTTTATACTTCCGTCTGTGTTTGATGAACCTTGTCCGTTGGCTTTCCAATTCCAAGCTACACCATTATTTGAAGTATATTGAACATTATCACCTGTTCCAACAGTAAAACCATCACTATCAAAAGAAATTAGTGAAGTTACGGCTGATTGTGATGTACTAGTATTATTAGATTGTAAATAATATCCTGTTCCTCTTATGGCATCATAAAGATTAGAACCAAAAGCATCTACTCTATTTTTAGTCCATATCCAATCAGGTTGAAATCCAACACCTGTTACAGCTTGATTTCCACTTGATGTACCTGTGTAAAGTTTAGTATTAAAATAATCTGATGGTTGAAATGAAATATAAGCCATAGTTAAATCCTTTTTATCATATTAATTAAAAACTGTTAATACCTTTCGTACATAAAGATTGGTAGCCGCTAGGACAATCGTATTCAAAGATTCCACCCTCACTAGGTGCAGTTCCAGCACTAGCAACTTGTGTTGTGCCAAAATATCCTTGACCAAAATTAGCTGAAATTTCTTTATTTCCGCTTGAAGCATAGTCCTCTGCATAAAAACTATAATTTATATTACTATTAATAGAAATAGCACCTGTTCCTGTGCTACCTGAAGTTGGTACTCCTGAATTTTGAAAGACACCATTTTTAGAAAAATATAATTTTTGATTATCCAAATCCATAGCTATACCTATTATATCTCCTGTCGTATAAGTATTTCCATAACTTGATGCTGTACCAGCTACTCTTTTATTACCATCAGCTTGATATGTAAAAGTGTTAGTATCATTTCCTTGAAATGAACTTCCTGTATATTCTATATTAGCAATTCCAATTCTTGTATTTGCATTAGCAGATATATCTTCTGCTTTCATTTCACAATACCATTTACCACTACTAACTGCTAAAGTTGTATAAGCACTTTCATTATAAGAAGCATTATCAAAATTCGCTCTTGTATTTCCTAAATCAAAACTTGGTATTCTAACATTTGAACCCTCAGAAGTTTTTAAAGGATTCCAAGTAGCAAAGTTATTACTAGGTGTATCTATATTTTGAGTTAGTGTTCCCCCTGTTGTAAATGTATGATTATTACCACTACTATCTAAATCCATATTTCCTGAGTTTTCAAATTTAAAAAAGAAACCATTAGTTCCATAAGTTACTGATGGATTAGTTTTCGGTTTCCAAATCCCGCTAACAGAATCGCTCTCGCCAAAAGTTGATGCCTGATAAGCAGTTCCATCAACCCAATGAACGTGAGCCATTAAACCATCATAGTAAGCTGGTGTAGTCCATTCATCTCTACCTATTCTGTGTTGATAACTAGAACCAGTATTCATATTTAAATTTTGATTTTGAGATGGATTTGTATTTGTAGAAAAACTTGTTTCTCTTGTTCCATTGACATAGATTTTACATCTATCTTCTGCTGTTCCATCTGTAGTATCAATAGCAACTACGATATGGTAAAACGCAGAATTATCCCTAAATTTTCTAGTAGTAATTTTTCTTAAAACATAACTACTGCTTACTTTTGCTCTTACTTCAAGAGAATCTCCTGTTTCAAAATTTATTTCAAAAAATTCCCCTGTTTCATAAACAGATGTAAAAATACCCTCATAACTTCCATTTACTGTTTTCTTTAACCAAGCTGAAAATGTTGATATGGTATTACTTCCTGTAGAAGATGGTGTTCTATATATGTATGTTGATGAATTAGCCATAATATTATCCTAATTAAATTGTCCTGAGTTGTTTATACCAACTGAAACAGTAATTGAAAACTGTCTATCTGCTGTTTGTGATTCTGCGTCAGTTGCTCTAATCGTAAAAGTATAAGTTGTATCTCCCGTTGGGCTAGGTGCTGTTCCTGTAATTGCACCCGTACTACTGTTTAAAGATAAATTCATTGTCGTTGCTGGTGTGTTAGCGTTTGATGTTAAAATAGATGTTGTTTCTGAAAAAGCTACTGTTGAGTCTGATGATGCCGCTACTGACAATGATACTGAACTTGCCGCAGATACAGTTCCTATGCTACCAGCAGAGGTGCTGAAAGTTGGAGAAGCAGAAGCAGATAAAATAGCAGAAGATGATCTTACAGCGTTACCATCATTATTCTCAACTCTAATAAAATAAGATGCAGAAGCAAGAGTAAAGGTAGCATTGATTGATGTAGCACTTGTAAATGTAACTGCTGATGCTCTAGTAATTGCACCCGTTGATGAGTTTATAGCTTCAACTATTGGAACAGATACAAAGTTAGTCCCAGCAATAGTAATACTTGATGCCGTGTCAGGTGCTAAAAATAAATTTGAAGATGTAATTGTTGGTTTAGTTTCTGATATAGAAGCAAAAGATAAATTACCTGATGCGTCAGTAACCATAGCTTGACCTGATGTTCCGTCTGCTGTTGGCATTTTAAAAGCAACACCATTTGAATTAATTTTACTTGAAATAATCTTTAAATGATTTCCCATATTTGCGTGAGAAGAACATTGATAGTACAAAATATTAGGTGTGTATTCATCAACTGCTAAAAGAGTATATGCACCAGCAGAACCAGCAGTTCCATTGGTCGTAACTCCCGTTGTATAAGCTGTCGTTTTTCCATCATCTAAATAAAATCTTAAAGGGTGTGATGCGTTTGTTCCGTCTGATTGGTCAAATTTGTAATAGTAAGGTTTTGCTGTATCTGCACCATTTAAAGTAAATGCTGGTGCTTCCATAGACTCTAAAAAATAAGCATTAGAACTTCCTACTGAGTGATATGGGTGTGCCGCAGTTTTTGTTCCTACTGTTACTGTATAGGTTATCGGAGAAGAAGCAGAACCATAAGCACCTCTATCGTGAAACAAAGATGATAAGCTAGATAAAGTAACTGTGCTATCTACAATATTAACTGTATCAGTAGACATATCAAATATAGCAAATGAAACCCAAGCATCATTGTCAGCATTTCTAAATTTTAAAGTATTTGATGAAGTATCATACCACCATTGATACGCATATTTAGTAGATGGCTCTGATGATGAAGAATTATTAGATACAATAGCAGACAAAGCATTATTTAAATCTGTCCTAGTTGCTGGGAATGTTTGGTTATCTATTATATAATCGTGATTAGCCATTTATTAAAATCCTTTTGCTATAAAATCAAATGTTCTTGAAACAGCACTATTAGATGAATTTTTAAAAGTAACATCAAATCCACTTATTGTTTTGTTTTCTACTAAGAAAAAATCACCTGTTGCCATTCCTTGTCCTGTAATACCTACTGCATAATTAGCAGTTTTATATGCTTTTGTAAACGAAACTGTTTTTGTACCAGCACCACTTAATATATCATTTCCTGATTGTATTCTATCTTCCATATCAATAGATACAGATAATGCAGAAATAACAGGTGTTGTTGTCCCATCTCTTGAAATTAAAACTAATCTAAATTTATAATATCTTGCTGTATAATCACCAATTACAAAATTTCTAAATGCAGTAAACGTAGAATTATCATCAGACAAAGCTATTTCTAAATGTGCGTTTTCGTTAGCTGGTGCATCTCCATCAAATGAACCACTAGCTGAATCAAATTGACCACTTTTAGAATCAAATAAATCAGTAGGGTCTTCTGAGAATTGAGTTAAAGAAGCTGTAACTCTAGATGTATGACTTGCACCAATATCAATAACACTTGCAAATTCGTAAGTTCCCGTAGCACTTAAATCAGTTAATCTTAATAAATCACTTGCAAGAGTAAGATTTGTTTTTGTTCCTGTAAAATTAGGGTTTTCTGTTGCACTTGCAACATTATTAAAATTACCTATCGCTGTTACATTAGTTGCGATAACAGTTGCTTGTAAAGAAAAGTTACCCAATTTATCTACCGCTTTAATTAAATAAGAACCTACTCTTGCTGGTACTGATACTGAGGTTGCTGGTCTTGATACCTTTTCAATTAATGATACTGAGTTCTGCCATTCTGCACCGCTTGTTAAAGTTGAATATCTTACTTGGTAATAAGCTAAATCTAAATCCGTTACAGCTTCCCAAGATAAATGGGCTTCGTTTCCAACAATATTACAAGAAAAATCTGTTACATTTGATATAGGGTCTGTTGCACCAACAATAGTTCTTTGTGCAGTTACATAAGTACTAGACGCACCACTTACACCAACAGCTTTTACTCTAACGTCATAAGTTTCTTGGTCAATTACATTTAAGACTCTATGTGTAAGACCTGAACCTTGTGCGTAGATTATAAAATCTGAGTCAGATGCTTTTTTATATTCAACTTGATAAAAAGACACAAAACTATTTGGAGAAGCACTTACCGCTATGTCTAATGCTACAATTACAGTACCATCATTATAAGATATTAATTGATCGGTTAAAGTAACACTTGCTGGTGGTTGAATTAAAAATGGGTTTGGAAGTGTTGTAGTAGGTACTGTTGTTGCTTGTGTTTTACTTGCCCAAGTATAATGTGCGTCTTGATGTTCTATTAAATTTAATCCTACTGTAAAATCTTCATTAAAAGATATTGAATTTACTCTAAAAGGTTTTGCTGAGAAGCCAACTGAACTATGAGTAATATTAACTATATCTCCTATAGCTAAATCGTAAGCTTTACCACTTGCATTAATATTAAATTTTAAAGCATCTCTTGATCTTCTTAATATAACTTCTGCCATTTCTTCTGCTTGATATGGAGATGTTAAAGTTTGAAAATCAAATCTTCCCTCTAATAAAAAACCACCATCTGCTGTTTTCATAGTTGCGTGTTGATCTGCACTTGTTAAACCTGAGTCATCTATTGGTGGAAATTGAACTTCATCTACTTGGAAGTTTCTATCAGGATTTACAAAACTACATATAACTCTATTGTATTTATTATTTTTATCTTCACTTGCTAAACTAAATCCACCAAATATATCATCTTCTGTTAATGTGATTGATGCTGTTCCAGTTGTTTCTATTATCAAACTATACTTTCCACCAGTATAAGGTAAGTAGCCACGACAACCTCTTAATAATATTCTTGTGTTTTCTATAATTTTTTTTGTTGTATCTAATACAGCATTGCAATCAAAGATATTAATATTTGAACCGCCTGAATATGGTGCAACTTGTGTTACAGCAACTTGCGAAGCATCATAAAAACTTTGTAAATCAATATTGGCAGTTGCTATACCTTTTCCATATCTTTCATTTCTTAAATAATCTAATAAGCAAAATGCTGGGTTGCTTGAAAAACTTGCTGTTTGTTCTGATAAATCAGATGCTAGAGTTACAACTTTTTTACCTTGAACTTTTGCTTGTACTTTTGGTATTGATGAAAATACGTCTTGATTCCATTTAAAACGTAAAGCTAAATAAGCTAATCCTCTAAGTCTATGATTAGTTCCCCAAGATGATAATGTTGATAATAAGCTTGATGCTGTTTGACTATCAGAACCAAAGTGAGGTTCTACTCTAATTAAACTTGCTGAGTCTTTATAAAAATTACTATCACCACTACCTACTTCAACTGCTGTATTATCTGCTAAATCACTTGCCCAAGTTACAGCTTTGTCATCAATTCTAATTTCTGTAATGTCGTTTATTTCTCCCTCTCCAAGAACAATAGCCATATATAAATAAGTATTGTCTGTTCCTGAAGTTTCCATAAAGACTCTAGTACCACCTACTAATCTTGTTCCATAAATTACAGGGATAGAAGCATCATTAGATTGTTTGTTAAGTAAGATACCTTGTTCAAATGAGTCAAAATCTGTTTCCCCAAACTCAGGTATTTCAGGTTGTGGCATAATCCAAGATAAAGCTTTACTTACAACTTTTATCGGAAACTCAACTATTTTTTTGACCGCACCACCCATTTAATTATGAAACTCCCTTTTAAATTTTTTACCTACTCTATAAATATTATTTACTTTATCTAACCTTAACCAATTAATAGATTGATTAGTTTCTAAATAACCTTTGAAATAATTATAAACCCATCTCATAACTTCTTTTGCTTTTCTAATAATGACAATATCATAAAGCCAAATATTCTTACCTGAGTTCCATTGATTCTTATATAATAATCCTGTTTGGCTATATTGATCTTCGTCTTTATTATCTAACTTAGCCCAATTAACAAAAGCATATAAACCTTTTTCATCTTTAAAAACTTTGTATTGTTCTAAGTTTATTGATGGCAAAATGTGATAATACAATTCCTGATAACTATTATCTTTGTATTTATCAAAAGTTTGAAACAACTTAATTATATCTTGCATTATGCTCTACCCCATTTAATATCTTGTACCGTTTCTGAAGAAAAATCCATACCTACATCTGAACTAAAAAATCTTTGTTGTGATGTATTATTTGTTTTACGTCCATTTGTTTTATCAAAGTCTGCCCAATGAGATACGATTTTAAATATTATATTACTATCTTGTCCTTTTTCAGATATTTCAAAAGTATCTATTGTTCCTTGATATAGTAAAAATGGGTCAGCTATTAAAGCATTAGAATCATTTAAAAATCCTCTATGAATAGTGACAGAATCATTTACAACATTCTCGTTTAATGCTGTTGAAATAAATGTTTGATCTGCACCTGATAAACCTAAATTTAAAGTTGTTTTAGTAATATCAACTTCTTCAGAAAAATTAGAAAGACCCATTATAAAAGCAGAAGCGGTATAGGTTACACTAGAACCTGAAACAGAACTTGTTAATGGAAATGAACAATCAGTAATATTAACAGGGCTACTAAAACCGATTGTGATAAGATGTACGGGTCTAATATCATTTGTTGCTAGTTCGTTCTTTACTGCTGTCGTTAAGCTTCTTGTCATAATCTTCTATTGTTCTCCTTTTTACTTTTACATAATCTGATACGATATAAGTTGCTTTATCAGATGGTTCTTCGTGTTTTCCTATATTATTTGTTTTTAAATCAACACCATCTCCATCTATAACTTCTTCAGCTATCATATCAACAGTAATCCAATGTCTCACCAAATACTTCACTATAAAGCTTCCTCAACATCAAATTGAAAACTATATAGTAAATTACCATCTTTATCAGAACCAACTACACCAAACTCTTGAACATCAGATGTTAAATAAACTGTAAAAGGAACATTGTCATAAGTAACAACTGAGTCATCTGCTAATGCTGTTGTAAGAGGTGGTTCAATAGTTACAGTTGCGGCACTAGAACTTGAAGTTACATCTGCAACTACCATATATACTTTATTGTGCGAGGCAAATTTAATAAAGTCTCCCGTCTTAAATCTACCCGCACCATCACCAGCAAATGCGTCCATTGCTATTGTTGTATCACCAACTGCGTGAACTCCGTTCACTAGAACTGTTCCTGTTTCAGAACCTCTAGCATCTTCAATCTCAGGTGGGATAATTGTAAAATTTTCTTTACCTGATCTTTGTTTAATAATAAATCCCATAAGTTCTCCATAAACATCTGATCTTTTTCCTGTTATAACTTCTGCTGTAAAAGCAAATCTTTGACCATCTATTTGCCTTGCTAATTTTTTACCACTATCTGATTTAGATATAATTGTAGTTTGCATTGATTTAATTCCCATTGTAGAGAATTTAGAATTTGATATTGGGAAAGCACCTGACATTAGATTAAATTACTACTCCCTCTTTCATTAACTGATTCGTTAATTATTCTTGATATAGTTCCTCGTCTTTCAACTAATAATCTATCAATACCACTTGCATCAACAGCATTAATTGTAAAATTAACATTTACTGCACCACCACCTGTTCCTCTAGCTGATTGTGTGATTTGTCCTGTTTGATTAGGAACAAATACTTCTGCACCACGTTCACCTACTAAAACGGGTTGTCCTTTTGATACAGCACCACCTTTTGAAAACCCAAATAAAGAAAATAGTGAACCACCGCCACCACCAGCACCACCACCACCCATAGCATTAAGAGTAGCTTGAAGTGCAATTTGTCTTTTTAGGTTAGTGTTTTGTTTCCTGATTAAATTGTCTTTTTCTGCTTCTTTACTGTTGAGAAGAATCTGTAATGCTTTTTCTATTCCCATTAAAGCAATCCTCTCAATAGTTTTTGCAATAATATTAACTAATATTTGTTGTGCTAATTGTTTTAATGTTGCGTTTAATTCTTTACCAAGAACAATAGACTCAGCAATAGATTTAGAAACAGAACTTACATTTTTAGTTATCTGACCTACTATTTCTTTTGATAAATCAAAAGCATCATTTTGTTTTTTAATACCCTCAGCTATTTTTTCAAATAATGTCTGTTGTTTTCCTAGTTTAGCATTTACTTCTTCTACTGCTTCTTCACTTTTTTGAATCTCAATAGGTATATCCATACCTAATAATCTTTTAATTCTATTAACTTGATCTCTTAAAAATCCAACAGCTTTTCCAACTGCTCTTACTGCTATTGCAAACCCTTTTACTGCAACTGTTAAAACTTTACTTATTGCTCTACCTATTGCTTCAAATTCTGCTGAGTTTTCTTCAATAAATTCATTTAAAGATTTAAACTCTTTTTTAAGTTCATCAAAGAAACCCTCACCAGCAATACCTCTTTTGAAGTTAAATAGCTTATCTCCAAGCATAGATAAAGTTCCTGTAAATGTACCAGCTAATTCATCAGTTGCTTTTCCGAATCTACCACCTTTACCAAATACTTTTTCAAAAGCTTTTATTGTTTCTTCTGCTGAAACAGTAGCACCAGCACTAAATCCTAATAAATCTCTAACACCCCGTTCTCTAAATATATCTGCTGAAGCTATACCACCAGCAAACGATCTTTGTATTTGTTCTGCTGTTGTAGCAAAGTCTAATCCTGTTACTGCCGCAACATTACCGGTAATCTCTAATATCTTTGATAATTGATTTGCGTCTCCAGCAACAACTGCTAAGTTTCCTGAAGCTTGTTGAATCTGCTCTAGTGAAAATGGAACTCTACCAGCAAATCGTGCCATTACATCAAAAGCTTTAGCACCCTCTTCTGTTGAACCAAATAATTGTTTTAATCTAACCTGTAAGTCCTCAATGCTTCTTCCTGTACCTATAATTGATCTAATTGCTAAACCACCACCAAGACCTACTAATGCACCTTGAACTGAAAAGATAGAGTCTTTAAGTCCTCTTAGCTTTCCTTTGACACCTTGAAAAGCTTGTTGCGTTTTATCTTTTGCAGTTATATTTATTTTTAAATTTTGTGCCATTACTTATGTTTTGCTCTATTTATAGCTTCCTTATGTTCATCAGCTTCTATCATAAGATAAGCTAACCAATGATTATACTCCCAAACTTCCATTTGTAAAATTTGGTGTAATGTTATTTTTAATCTATCTGCTAGTGTAAGTAAATTCCTAATTTCAGGGAAATTTTTTATTTTTTTTTTAACTCGTCGGTAGAGGGTGCTTGAACCATTTTTTGTGCAATCCTTGTCAGGACATCAGGGTCGGATTTGTGCATAAGGGTAATCTTATCTTCAATCTTAAATACTTTATTTCCATCTTTATCTAAAGCTTTCATAATCATAATATCAGCTAATATAGCAACATCATTTAATGTTTCTGATTTTCTTAAAAGCTTATTCTTTTCAGATAGTGTTATAGGATTCCAATAAACAACAACTGCTTTACCATTTTCATCTGTCCACTCAGGAACTTCCATAGATTGAACACCTATGTTTTCAAAATGCGATTTAGCAATGTCTATAACTGACATATATTAATATTATACAGTTGCTCTAGTTAATGCACCCGTTCCTTGAAAAGTAACTGATCTAGTGACTACTGCGTCCATAGCATTACTTACAGACATACCTGTAATAATACCTGTTCCGCTAAACTTCTCGTCACCTGATGTGTTTCCCTCAGGTAGCACTATAAAAGAGATAGAACTTCCAACAGTTAAAGTTTGTTGTGGTGAATCAGTTTCATCATAACTCATTTCAAGAGTTCCTGAAAATGATGTTCTTCCAGCTAAAAAACTTTTTGTTGCATCTGTTAAAGCTGTATCTTCTACAACGTCAGCAGTAGTTTCTAATGTGAAACCTGTTAGTTCCCCAACACCTGTTCCACCAGCAGTTACTACTCCCTCTTTTCCGTGATGTGTTGCC